GGACTAAGCTAATGAAAAACGAAGATAAGAACCCTGATGAGACAGTTGCAGTTGATGAAGCAATTGCGGAAATGAAAGAGTTGTCGATTCCACTGACCGAGGCGATCGCAAAGATCATCGATGAAACTTATATCGGTAACGTGATCGCAATTTACGATACCGAAGTGGATTTCGATTCAGCTGAGGTTTGTAAGGACGCCGCAGAGTTTGTGGTCAAGGGTATCGTCGGGGCGATCTGCTATAACCTGTTTCAAGGGTTCCTCGATCAAGGGGCCAAGGCGTTGAATCGGGCTTTGGATCAGGTCGATTCAGCAGCAGAACGCGATGCAGGCGGTGGCAACGAGCAGAGTCAGGATCAGCTGGCTGAACGCATCAAGTGGGCTGCGAGAATGGACGTACAGCAGTCTTATCGCAAGGCGTTGCGGGAGTGGTCGGCTAAGCTTCACGTTGCTGTTACCGGCGAACGATACTCTGGCAAGGGTGCGCCCAGGTTGACGAATCGACCAGATTCACTGGAGCAGTCGACAGCCGCTAAGCTCAGAGCACGGAGGCGGGCTGTATAGACCTCGCTTGGGTCGTATCGGCGGTCTTGGATTTTTCCGAGGCTGCTGATTTTTCTTTCCAGTTACTCGCAAAAATGTCTCGGTAAGCTGCCAAATATCGCAATCGCAAATATCCAGCCCGTGTCAGGGTGAATCACTCAAACTAAAGGGAAAACTGTTAGCTTATTCTTGTGGTGCAAAGAGCACTGCAAGCATTAACTAATGGGCTAAAGGAGTAACAAAATGAAACTGTATACCAAGCACAATAAACGCTATCACGTTGCCGGTATTGAAGATATCGCAAATGCCTATCGATTAGCCGCAAATCATCTTGTGGGTAAGACATTGAAGAGTCCGAGCGACACTCACAATTTCTTAGCGGCAAACTTGAGCAGTCTTGAGCATGAGTTGTTTTGTTGCATTTATATGGACAATCGGCATCGGGTGATTAAGTTTCAGGAATTGTTCAGAGGCACGATCGACGGCACCAGTGTTTATCCACGCGAGGTCGTTAAGGAGGCATTGGCGGTGAATGCCGGCGCTGTTATTTTTGCACACAATCATCCATCAGGGGTTGCCGAGCCATCACAAGCAGACGAAAGAATAACCAAACGGTTGAAGGCAGCGCTCGAGCTGGTCGATATCAGGGTACTGGATCACATCATTATTGCTGGTGGCAATTCAATATCGCTGGCAAGCAGGGGAGTCTTGTAATGCAAGGAAATTACACACATCCAAACAGGCCGGCAATCAGGGATATTGATTATGCGAAGTTGGCTAAAATAGCAGACAACCATCGAGTGTCATTCGTAACATTGTGCAAAAGGGCAGAGAAAGGTCAACCGCTCGATTACATGAATACCAACAGTCCCGATTGGGTTGATTACAACGAAGCTGCGGACATTATGAGCATCACTTACGCATCGTTAGCAAGTGCGTTCACCAATGATACTTCGACGATTGAATATTACGGCGTCGGATGGAAAACAAAATCGAAAACAAAGCCAAAGGGAAAAAGAGGTTGTGGGGTTTTGTTTCGTCGAGCTGATCTGATAATAGTTGTGAATATCAAAAAGAGCGCAAACCTGTCATTAGGTGCGGCGTTACGAGTTTTTCAGGCAATGAAAATGGGAGAAATATAATGGGCATCGAGGTGCTTCCATGCTGTGTTAAATGCAGGACAGGCTATGTGCCATTGAAAAATGACATTGTTGTACTCGAGACAATGGACGATCAGATGGTGCCGTACAAATTGTGGTGTGCGGATCTGGTGCAATGTCCCAAGTGCAAACATCGACTGATTACAGGGTTCGGCAAGAACAATTTCGCTGAACATTACGAGCTGAATTTTGACGACTATGTAGAAAAATACATTGAAGCTGGCATTCTTTTTACGATCTCAGGTCAACGTCTAGCAATGGATAGTTGGGACAGGGAGACAAACTGATGTTTTTCTTTCAACGCAAATATAAGGAGGTAAGAGTACGAAGTATCAAAATACGAGACGAATGGGGCGTCTTGCATCATCTTGAGATAGTGCAGGGCGTTCCCATTTTAACGGACCAGGAACTTGCTGACCGATTAGAGGTTGGCTTAACAACAGTCATCACCCATAGGAGAGACTGAAATGAATGTTCATGTAATGATGGAAAATGCTATTAAAGATGAAAGGGTAGATCGCAAGCGAAAGCAGAAAGCGATGAAACAGCATGGCGATGAATATTTGCGTATTGCTAATGGCCTGATTGTAATTCAAGAATACGTTATCAGGTTTTGGTTTGATGTTGGCTCATTGGATATTGCGGTGGCCGGCGATCATCATGTGCTTAATGGAATGTGGGGCTCACTGAGAAAACTTGGCTATGATTGCATCGATCGACCAACAGAAGAAAAAGTACCCAGTTGGTGCGCATGGTGGCATCACAAAGAAGACGAAGAATTGTATCCTCGCTTGTGGGTTACTTTCACTTCAACCAAATGCACACGCAAAAAAATAGGCACTGAAATGGTAGAACAAACCATCTATGAAACGGTGTGTGAATAATGAATGCTGAAGCAGAACTGATAAAGTTGCAAGCCAAAAAGGAAAAGGATATCGAGAATATTATCGAAGGCTGCATGAACTTAATCGCAGCTGATACTGCACTCAGCAAAAGAATGGATGATATTAGTCTGCGAATTGATATCGTCAACAAGCGTCTTCGCAATCTTGAAGACAAACAACGGCATCCATTGCAACCGTTCAGAGGGCACAGGGTATGAAAAAGGTATTTCGTTTCATCTTGGCACTGGCATTATTCATCATGGCCGGATTGATCCTGTTACTGGTATCAGAATCTCAGGCAACTTCTGGAATTTCAGATCCCCCAACATGGCAGCCGCCGGCGATTCCACAGTGCGATAAAGAATTGTGGGAAAGAATCAGGGAGGGATGCAATGAATGAATGGATCTGTACCGCGTGTCATTGGCTAGGTCATGTTAATGAAATACGCAAAGAGATTTTGTTCACAGCGACACGCGAAGAGCCGGAAGAATGCGAGTGGTACTGTCCCGACTGCAACAAGACAGATACCCTCGAAAGAAAACTAACACCCCCGTATTGCACCGTTTGCGAGAACGAGCTCGTTAAGAACGACGGCGATCTTTGCAGCGAGTGTCAAATGGCAAATATGGAACGATTGGCAGACATAGCAAGAGGGCATTAACAACAAAAGGGAGGATCATGGTAATAAAAATTACCCCCAATATGGAACGATACATCCCGACGGAGCTGGAAAAGGGTTGGGGAATTTTAGACAGACTAACAGGAGAAATTCTTAAACGAGAACAGAAAAATCGTATCGAAAGGTACTGGTTCAAAAAGTGGGCGATCAACCGATGCGTCCAATTAAATAAAGGAAAAACGAAATGAATCTAATGATGCACTGCGGAGCTAAAGCGGTTCCGTTTCCGATGCTAATGGGTCTTCCCATACCGGAAAAAACCGACACGCATCTGCCAATTCCACATCATCAATTCTATGATATGGCAGAGAAACGGATACTCGAACAAGGGTATACGATTACCAATCCACAACACTTTCTCAATCGAGAGGGTGCACACTACTTCGCTTTGATGCAGATACAGCACGAAGACGAAGATCAGGCGGCAGAACACGCGACGATGTGTGCACTACGTAATTCACACGACAAAACTTTCATCGCATCTTTAGCGGTGGGTGCCAGGGTGTTCGTCTGCGATAACTTGTCGTTTTCGGGTGATATCGTAGTGGGGCGCAAGCACACGCCGAATATTTGGGACGATCTTCCTGAAATATTTGAAGGAGCTATCAAGAAAATCCGAGTGATGCGAAAGCGCCAGGATGTACGGTTTGCTGAGTATAAGGAGGCACCGCTGGACGATTACACGGTTGACCATCTGATGATGGAGACGTACCGGGCAGGGATCATCAATCTCAGGCGAGTTGGGAAAGTAAATGAGGAGTGGCACAACCCGAGTGCAGATCACGGCGATAAAAGTGTATGGCGCTACTTCAATGCAGTGACAGCGGCACTTGGGCCAGCCAGTACAAATCAGCTCATTGAGTTGCCGAAGAAAACGATTGACCTTCACTTGCTGCTGGACAATTACTGTCACATTGAAATGCCGGACGAGCTGGCATTGGACAAAGCTTGGGCCAGTGAACCTGAAAGTAATGGTGGTTGGCTTAGCAAGCTCAAACGGACACTCAATTGAAATCCACACGTCGTCCTGAAAAGGGCGACAGGATTCGATACACCATATACCCCCAAGAGGTCAAGGTGGTGGGAACCGTAATGGAACTGCTGAACGTACAATTTACCATCCTCTGTGAATCACCTGACTGGTGCAAAGGACGAGAACGATTTGTGTTCTATAACAGTGACGATTGGGTTTTATTCTCTCTAAACGCTTGACGTACTGCTGCCTTTGCTTCAATCGGGTTACGAACAACAAATGATGCTGCTCTGGTTTTCTTAAAAAATTTCACCTGTTCCTTAGTCAATTTATTCTTACCCTTCGGATTTTTAACTTCAATTAAGATCCACAATCTCTTAAATTCAATTAGCAAATCAACTGGTTTTTCAATCTCATACACAACACAGCCAATTTCTTCTAATGCTTCAATGATGCCTGGTTGATTATCGTCAGTGGCATGAGCCTTGGCAAATCTACCGGGCATCTCTAAGTCTATCTTCCCATTCTTGTACGTCACGCAAACTATACCGAATAATTCGAGGCCCGATTCTAAACCAAGCTGGGCCATCACCATTTTGCCGCCACCGAAATAGCGTTTGTTTAGCTATTGACAGGTAAGTGGCCAATTCATCAGTAGTCATGTTTTCCGTGGACATTTAACAACAGTACCATGGAGCTACTTCTGATACCATTCATAGTCATAGGGGACTAAGCGATGTATGACAGAAGCAAGACCATAGGCGCATCCGACGCCGTTCACATTCAAGCCGGTAATTGGGCCGAGCTATACGACCGCAAGACCCACCCAGGCAGCACAGATTACGGCCTAGCGGCTGAAATAGGCAAAAGGCTGGAAGGGTTCAACCTTGAGCTGTTCGAGCGTGAGACAGGCATACAGACAACAGTAGATCCTGATTGGCAGGAAGATCCGTTTTGGTGGCGACAACAAATAAATAAGAGCCGCTTTATCGATTATGAATGGTGCAAGTTCCTACCTGATGGACTGGTTGACAGTCAAAAGGATGATGAGTTCTTTGACAGGATAATTCCAGTCGAAGCCAAGTGCATCAACATGATGTGGAATCCAATCAATCTGCTCGCCAAGTATATGCCGCAGCTGCAACACGCAATGCGAGTCATGGGTGCGCCTTATTGTTACTTCTCAGTGCTGTACCTGAACACTCGATTCGAAGTGACCAAGATTCCATACGACCCACCGTATGACGATGCCCTGTTTGAAAAAGAAAAATTATTTTACTGGTTCCTCGAGCAAGCGACCAGGCCGCCGGAATACAAAGGCAAACGAAGGGGTTGGGAATGAATGACAACGACGCATGGCAATTAGAACGAGAACAAATGGCTCAGATGCCAAATAATCTATTCGATAAAAAACTTAGTGAAAAATTAAAAGAAGAAGGCAAAGCCAAAGCAGCAAGCAACCTGATCGAACCGTTGAAACTTGCAAGAAAAATAGCTAGACAAATTGCCAGAATCAAAGGCGTAGTAACTGCTGATGATGTTGGACGTCAACTTAAAAAATATGGAATTGATACTTTGGGACCAGCCGCCGGCAGCATATTCAAAGGTAAGGAATGGGAATGGACTGGCCGATATATAAAGTCCAAACGAATTACAAACCACTCTCGTATGTTACGGGAATGGCGACTCAGTGAGGAACGATAATGGGCAAAATGAAAGACAAAGCGATAGAGAAAGACAACCTCGAAAAAGAAACGATGAGGATTTGGGATCAGGTATGCAAGACAGATCCCGACCACACCAAGGAAGTCAGTTTCGGACGTAAGTTCACAGCGATCGATGCACACTCACAGATTATGGAAGCAACGCGAGTGTTCGGGCCAGTCGGCGAGGGTTGGGGATACGATAACGTCTACGGCCACTGTCAGTTACAAGACGGACGAATCATTGCATGGTGTGACGTTATATTCTGGTGGACAAATCAAGGTGAATGGGAAGGCAACAAAGTTACCTCACATCGAAGCAGGTTCGGCCCGGTACGTGGTGCTGCGATGTTAGTTACTTTTGACGCCAAAGGAAAAATAAAAAATCCAGACACCGATGCTTACAAGAAGGCATCAACCGACGGACTAACCAAGCTTATCTCGCACCTTGGATTCAACGCCGATGTATTTCTTGGACAGTTCGACGACAACAAGTACGTTGCAGGATTGCAGAAAGAAAAGAAAGAAGAAGCGACAGCAGAGGCAACGGCTTACGCAGAGGATCGAGCCAAGTTTATTGCGAAGATACAAAAATGTGCAATAGCCGAGGACATGGACTTGGTATTACAGAATCACACTACCTGGATAGCAGGCTTGCCGGCAGGTACAGCAACCGAGCTACGTGCATGGGTCAAGAAAGCACAAGGAGAAATAAAAGATGGAAGTGCTTGAAGATATCATCGAAGCATTCCCCGGATTTTTAGACGA